GAACGATAATAAAATGAAAATGAATGGTAAGTCTGATAACCGAAACAATCGGACTACCAACTTTGGTATGTTGTCTGTAAAAGCAGGAATAGATAATAATCCTGCAGCTACTCAAGCAGATAGAATTGCAGGAGCTACCATGAAAGGTAAAAAGGTAAAAGTATAATGCAAGGTAGAACTAGAAGAGGTGGTGGACCAAAACTTACTACTACTCAAAAGAAAAATATATTAAATAAATCAAAAAAAACTGCATCTGTAAAAGGTTTTGATACTAAAAAAAAAGCAAATAAAAAAAGTAATACAGGAGGCGGAAGCCCTAATCAAAAATTTAAAGAAGAATTAAAAAAGAAAAGAGAAAATATAGTAAAACTTAGAGAAATTAATCGACCTGGAACAGACCCTGTTAAAACACCTACAGGTGTTAATAGACCTAACACTAGTAATAAAGATGAAATTAAAAAATATAAAATTAAAAAAATAAATGATAATATGGTAGTTAAAGCACTTAGATTTGGAACACCTTTAGGACAAATGTTTTTTGCAACTAATTCACTATACCAACAATATTTAAAATTAAAAAATAAAAAGTCATAATGTCATATGGAACTAAAACTAAAAATAAAAAACCAAAGAAAGTAATAATGATTGCTGTAGGAGAGCTAAAACCAAAGAAGAATGGCAAAAAGCGAAACGGAAAAAAGAAAAGACTTTCTTAAAAAGTATGGACTTAAAAGATTTAATGTTTGTGTCATACGCAGCGAAGGTGGTAAGAAAGGTAAAGTCGGTATACTCGAAAACGGCAAACCAAGGCTTATTCGGTTCGGTGATGCTTCTATGGGTCATAACTACAGTCCAGAAGCTAGGAAGTCATTTAAGGCTCGTCATGCTAAGAATATTGCAAAAGGTCCTACGAGTGCCGCTTATTGGGCTAATAAATGTCTTTGGTCTGGTAGAGGTGGGCGTAAGAAAAATCCTCCTAAGTCTCAACGATATGTTAAGGGCAGTAGGTCCTAAAGGTAATGTATACAAAGCAATCAAAGGAACAGAGTTCGTAGAGATAGTAGAGGACAACAGAACTAATGGCTGACCCAAAAAAAGGTACAGGTAAAAAACCTAAAGGTTCAGGAAGAAGATTATATACTGATGAGAATCCTAGAGATACAGTGGGAATCAAATATGCATCGGTGCAGGATGCAAAGAATACTGTTCGTAAAGTTCGTAAGATTAATAAACCATATGCTAGAAAAGTTCAGATACTTACTGTTATGGAACAAAGAAGTAAGTTCGGTGGTAAACCACAACAAGCAGCAATCGCAAAAAGAGCAAAGTTAAGTTTAAAAAGAAATAGAAAAAAAGTTTAAAAAGTTTATAGTGCCAATATATTCTTATAAAAATAAGAAGACTGGAAAAGTCTGGGATGAGTATCTATCGTATACAGATAGGACCAAGCCACTTAGAAATAAAAACATAGAGATGGTGATAACTGCACCCAGACTTTCTTTTATAGAAAGGTCAGAGCATAAGGGTCGTGACCAAATGATAGACTCTGCCCGTAACAAAATGAAAGAGAGACAAATAGAAGAACAGGTAGGTATTAGAAAATCACCTGAATGGTTAAAAGAAAGAACAGAGAGGCATTTACAAAAGGCAAGAAATGTTAGTTCCTGAAAACGATAAAAGAGAATTAGAAGTAACTGAAAAGCAACAAACTTTTCTAGATGCTTTATTTGGTGAAGCACAAGGCGACCCAAAGATTGCAGGAGAGATTGCAGGTTACGCAGATTATCATCAACCTTTAAAATCTTTAAAGGATGAAATAATTGATAGAGCAGAAAAATTACTAGCAGCATTTGCTCCAAGAGCAACTATGGGTATGGTAAATGCTTTACAAGAAGATGGTTCTACTCCAGGTGCATCTATTAGAATGGAAGCAGCGAAACAAATATTAGATAGAGTAGGATTATCAAAAAGAGAAAAAATAGATATCAATGCTAAAGTAGCACATGGTGTATTTATTTTACCTCCAAAACAAAATGGCTGAAGATAAAATTACAAGAGAAAGAAAAGGAAGAGTAATACCTTTAGGTTACAAAGTTTCAGAAGAAGACGATAGAGTATTAATACAAATACCTGAACACATGGAACTTATAGATAAAGCAAAAAGTTTTATAGATAACGAGTGTAGTTATAAAGAAACTGCAGAGTGGTTATCACATCATACGGGTAGAACTATTACTGGTATGGGATTAAGAGAAGTACTAAAGAGAGTAATACACAAAGGGTGGTAGAAGAACCTAAACCTAAAAACACTGGTAGAAAAAGAAAAACTAGCCTTAACGCTCCTCTTACAATTAAAGAGAAGAAAGCTAGAAAGTCAGCACAAGACATGCTTCGTGAAAAAAAGCATGAATTGGAAAAGGCACAAAAAAACTTTTGGGCCACAAAAAATAAACTCAAAGATATCGACCAAGTATTCGATGGTAAAAAACAAATCATTGAAGAAGATAAAATTGAAGATTCTTCGCCTAACATACAAGAGGCGTTAAAAGATAAAGAAGTAATCTTTAAACCTAATGAAGGACCACAAACAGAATTTTTAGCAGCACCAGAAAGAGAAGTGTTTTATGGTGGAGCAAGAGGTGGTGGAAAGTCTTACGCAATGCTAGTAGACCCACTACGATATTGTCACAAACAAAAACATAGAGCATTACTTATTAGACGGACAATGCCTGAGTTAAGAGATTTAATAAATCACTCTCAACAACTTTACTCAAAAGCATATCCTGGTGCTAAATGGAGAGAACAAGAAAAAGAATGGAAGTTCCCTTCAGGTGCTAGAATAGAGTTTGGATATGCGGAAAACTTAACTGATGCCCTTCGTTACCAAGGACAATCATATACTTGGATTGGAATAGATGAATTACCGCAATATCCTACCGAAGATATATATAATTTTCTTCGGTCTTCTTTGCGAAGTGTTGACCCTGAAATACCTGTCTATATGAGAGCAACAGGTAATCCAGGAAATGTAGGTTCGCAATGGGTTAAAGATATGTTTGTCGACCCCTCTACACCTAATACTAAGTTCGACATAGAAATAAAAACACCTACAGGTATTAAAAAAATATCTAGAAGATTTATACCTGCTAAACTTCAAGACAATCCTTACTTGATGCAGACAGACGATTATTACGCAATGTTAGCATCTTTACCTGAAGTACAAAGAAAACAATTCTTAGATGGTAACTGGGAAGCATTTGAAGATTCTTCTTTTCCAGAGTTTAGCAAAGAGTTACATGTTGTTAAACCTTTTGACATTCCTAGAAACTGGATGAGATTTAGAGCAGCAGACTGGGGTTATAGTTCGCCTGCCTGTTGTTTATGGTTTGCTATAGACTTTGATAATAATATATTTGTTTATAGAGAATTATATACACAAAAGATTACAGCAGATATTTTTGCTAGAAAAGTTTTAGAACAAGAACATGGTGAGTATATTAGATACGGAGTTCTTGATAGTTCTACTTGGGCAAGACGAGGTGATATAGGACCGAGTATTGCAGAGACTATGATACAAGAAGGATGTAGATGGAGACCATCAGATAGAAGTCCTAGAAGTAGAGTAGCAGGTAAATTAGAATTACATAAAAGATTAAGACCTGATGAAGAAACAGGATATCCATCTTTGTTTATATTTGATAACTGTATTAATTTAATTAGGACAATGCCTATGTTACCAGTTGATAAAAATAATCCTGAAGATGTAGATACACATGCAGAAGACCATGCTTATGACGCACTTAGATATGGTTGTATGAGTAGACCAGTGCATCCTATTGCAAAACAGTTTCACGACTTTGGTGTAGGACAAACTAGAGATTTTAAACCTGCAGATAAAGTTTTTGGATATTAATGAAAGATATTAAAATAGGATATAAAAATTATAAAATAAAAAGTTTAGATTCCATCGTATCTAAATGTAATGAAATAAATGGACAGTTTCTTGCATCCGATGGAACGATAGCTTTGTCATCAACTGAAGATAATATATCTCATGCTAATACTTTAATACATGAAATATTTCATGCTATAGTATATCAATGGGCAATAGAATTAGATGATAAAGAAGAAGAAAAAATTTGCAATACTCTTGCGAATGGACTAACGACTGTATGTGTAGATAACCCTTGGTTACTACCTTACATACAGAAACAATTAAAAGGAGAAAAATAAAATGGCAATCATGAAACAATATAAGCAAGGTGAACTTCCTGAGAACATGTATGGTAATGAAGCTGCAAAGCAAGGCGATTCAAAAACCAATGTTGTAAAAGGCGGTGCTGCTTTTCCTGCTGACTATGCTGAAGGTGGAGTAAACAAAGACTTCCCTAAAGAAAAGAAAAATATGGTCGATGGGAAAATCTTTGCAATGGCAGACGAAAGAGATTACTAAGAGGTAAATAATGCCACATTCAAATACAGGTGGCTTGACTTCTGAATCTGATGAAGTAAATTCTTTATCAGAAGAAAAAGATAAGTCTTATAGTAATCTAGGTTATCTTGTAGAATCTAGACTAAAAGAATCAGAACAGGCTCGTCTTTATGACGAGAAAAGATGGTTAAGGTCTTACAGAAATTATAGAGGAATCTATAGTTCTGATATGGCTTTTCGTGATTCAGAGAAGTCTAAAGTATTCGTTAAGATTACTAAGACTAAAGTTTTAGCTGCATACGGACAACTAATAGAAGTTTTATTTTCGCAAGGTAAATTTCCTATTGGTATATTTCCTACAAAAGACCCAACAGGTGTAGAAAAATATGCACACATAAAACCTACGGCTATGAAAAAGAATCCTCGTATGGAGGATATTTATGGTTTTGAAGGTGATGGTAGAGAAATAACTCCTGGTTCTACTGCTAATGAAATATTAAATGGTTTAGCAGAAAAATATGCTGACGCAGGTTTTGAAAAAGGTGCTGCACCTGATTTAAAAAGTATGCCTCAGATAGAACCTGCAGAAGAAGCTGCAAAGAATATGGAAACTTTAATCCATGACCAGTTAGAAGAATCACATGCTATATCAGTAATGCGTCATGTATTATTTGAAATGTGTTTACTTGGAACAGGTATTTTAAAAGGTCCATTTAATTATGAACAATCAGTCCATCAATGGGCATTAGATGACAGTGGAGAAAGAGTATACGCTCCTAAAACAAAGTTAGTACCAAGAGTAGAAGCTGTCAGTTGTTGGGATTTATATCCTGACCCAGATGCTGTAACTATGGATGATGCTGATTACATTATTCAAAGACATGTGTTTAATAGAACACAAGTTAGAGATTTAATTAATAGACCTTTCTTTAGAAAATCTGCTATAGAAGAAGTATTATCAGGTGGTCCTAATTACGAAAATAGAAGTTATGAGACTGCATTATTTGATAGAGAAAATCAAGAAGAGTATAACAAAAATAGATTTGAAGTATTAGAGTATTGGGGTACTATGGATAAGTACCTAGTAGAAGAAGCAGGTATTGAAATGCCTGAAGGTATTGAGGATGATTTAGATGAAGTGCAAGTTAATGCATGGGTATCTAATGGTCACATACTAAGATTAGTTCTTAATCCTTTTACTCCTGCAAGAAATCCTTTTATGGTATGCCCTTATGAAATTAATCCTTATCAATTCTTTGGTGTGGGCATACCTGAAAATATGGATGATGCTCAAACAATTATGAATGGTCATGCAAGAATGGCTATTGATAATTTAGCACTAGCAGGTAATTTAGTTTTTGATGTAGATGAAACTATGTTAGTTCCTGGACAAGACATGACAGTGTTTCCCGGAAAAATATTTAGAAGACAAAGTGGACAAACAGGACAGTCTATACATGGTTTAAGATTTCCAAATACTGCTCCTGAGAATATGCAGATGTTTGATAAGTTTAGACAACTAGCAGATGAGTCTACAGGTATACCTTCTTATTCTCATGGACAAACAGGTATACAATCTACAACTAGAACAGCATCAGGCATGTCAATGTTAATGGGTGCTGCTGCATTAAATATTAAAACAGTTATAAAAAATGTAGATGATTATTTATTAAGACCATTAGGAGAAACATTGTTTCATTGGAATATGCAATTTAATAAAGATATTCCTCAGATACAAGGTGACTTAGATATCAAAGCACAAGGCACTACATCTCTAATGACAAAAGAAGTTAGGTCACAAAGATTGATGACATTTATGCAAGTAGCATCAAATCAGTTCTTAGCACCTTTTGTAAAATGGCATAGTATTATTAAAGAGATTGCAAAGTCTATGGATATAGACCCTGACCAGTTAGTTAAC